AGAATCAGGATGATTGCGCCGCCTACCTTCAACATAAGTTGTTCAAGGCGTTTAAGTCGGGCGTGGATAGCCTCATAACGTACTGCACAAACGTCAATGTGGCTTGTCACGGTGACTTCTAGTTCTTGGATTGTGGTCATTGCTGTACTTCATCCGGCTTGGGAATTAACGGTTCTACCTGCGCCTTCAGTTTGAGCCACAACGGGTGTGCGCCCTGCGCGGTAGGCAGGCTGCCAAGGAGGTTGACGATACCTACCGCCTCCTCCAGCGTTACCTTCAAATCAATCTCGTTCACGGCGTCACCCACGGGAGCGGCGGTGAAACGATGGGCGGGTTGATTTGGTTAGCAATCTGCTGCTCCACCGCAGCCTCGGTTGCCGCCTTATCCACGCCGTTCGCCCAGACCCAACCGAGGACTTGATTCTGCGTCAGTTGGTCATACGGCGTGAAAGCCTCGCCCTGCACCACAGCAAACGAGCAGGTGCTATAGACGCTGCCGCTGTAGTCGCCGTCTACGCCGTTGCAAGACCAATGCACGGTGACGACAAAATCTGCACCTTCGGCAGTCTGCGGAACACAGTCAAGTTGGCCCACGAGCCATGTAATTTCAGTAGCCATTATTTGCTCTCCAATGCGGCGACTTTCGCCTCAAGTGATTTAATCATTGCTTGCTGTTCTTGGATGGCTTTGACCAGCACGGGAATCAAATCTTGCCGCACAGACTTGTACGGCTCTTCGCCTTCCGGTGCCGGGTCTTTCCACTCGTCAATTAGGTCTGGAAATACCTGCTCAAACTCTTGAGCGATAAAACCACGGACATCTTTCTTGTCCTGTCCTTTGCCTTCCTTCTAGTCAAATTTGCGCGGTTTAAGTGACAACACTTCGGCAAGGCCAGCATCTAAGTCGCGGATGTTTTCTTTTAGGCGCTGATCCGAAATTGCACTAATTGTAGTGTTGGTGGCATTAACTGTGCCGTCCATGGTGACGTAAAAACGAAACGCAGTTGCGCCAGTTGAATACACATCTAGCGTGGAACTGGCGTTAGTAGAGGCAGCAAGGGTTGAGGCTATAAATCCGTTAGCCCGCGCTTCAACGCCAATAGTTGTGCCAGAGGTAGCGGTTTTCGCAACCAGCAAATCCCCCCCGCTCGTGATGCGTGCGCGTTCGGTGCTTGACGTAGAAAAGCAGATTGGGTATGCGCCGCTGTGAAACAGGTTTAGTGAATATGCAGTGGTTAAACCACCGGATGAACTGTCAAGTCCAACATATGCGGTTCCTCCAGTATTCACCAACTGAATCAAACTGCTGTTTGTGCCAGTCGTTGCGGTTTGACGAATACGCGGAGCCGCTTGAGAAATGTCTAATGCAAAACTCGGCGAACTAGTCCCGATGCCGAGGTTGCCGGAGGAGTCAAGGGTTAGATTGGTCGTTGATGTATCGCTACGGCCAATGATGAAAGCACCGCCACTCGCCATGCCCATTCTGTAAATGGCCCCGGTTTCAGTAATTGTGGCAAACGACAGCATTGCCGCTTCATAACCAGCGCCGGATTTTTCAATGATTTGCTTGCCGACTAGGTGTAACTTATAAGTCGGACTGCTCGTGCCGATGCCGAGGTTGCCGGAGGAGTCAAAAACTCCTGCCTCCGCTCCATTGGTTACAAAACGCAAAGAGTTTGTAGAGTGGTTATACCCAACCTCACCAATAGTGGCGCTTTCAGGGTCGCCAAATTTAATGCGAACTTGAGACGTATTTGGGCCAAGTAAGGTCAAGTCATTAGCGACTGAATCACTACCAGAAATTCTTGCAACGCTGAAAGTGTTTGTGCTTGTTGGTGCGCCAGACTCTGCAACATCCAACTTATACGCCGGACTGCTCGTGCCGATGCCTAACCCGGTGCTGGTGAGGCGCATGAGTTCGCTTGTACTGCCAGCGTCCGTCACCGTTCCAAAAGTAGTAATGGATGATGCAGACCCAATGTAAGTATTGTTGTCCGCTCCGTCTCCATTACCCATCGTCAGATAAGAGAATCCCGACGAAGATTTAACTTGCAAAAGGTTTCCGCTCAAATTTGTATTCGGCGCGTTAGTTGGATTTCCAACTTTTAGCAGCGACCCCGTAAAACTTAACGCACTCCCACTCGTCGCCACCTTGCTGCCGTTCAGATACAACACGCCGTTGGCCGTGCCGCCGGTAAGCGTCAAACTGCTCGGGTTCGTGCCCAACTCAACCACCGCGCTTGCGGAAGTCATAGTGAACATGCGCTTGTCTGCCGTGTTAACAGCAACTTCAACGCCGCCTGCCAAATTGGTCAGGTTAGCCGTTGTCGGGACCGCACTCGCGGTATCGCTTTTCTTCAAAAGAATCGTGGGCATTAGTAGGTGCCTCCGCTAATAGTTCCCGTTGAATTGGTCAGGTTCACGAGAACGCTGCTTCCAATCGAACCGCCAGTTATTGAAACACTATTGGCATCTTGGGTTGCCATTGTACCCAAACCCAGCGCCGTTCTAGCGCCAGACTGCGTAGATGCCCCAGTACCGCCGTTAGAAATAGACAAGGTTCCCGCCAGCGTCAACAAACCGCTGGTTGTGATTGGACCGCCAGACAGCGTAAACCCGCTGACCGTGCTAGATCCGTCAACACTGGTAACCGTACCACCCAAGCCTGTCGCGGCAATCGTGATGCTGCCGGTGCCAGAGGTGATAGTGACGCCAGATCCCTGAGTCAGGGTCGAAAGATTAAAGCCAGCGCCATTACCAATGAGCAATTGCCCGTTGGTCGCGGCGGATGACTGTCCAGTGCCGCCATTGAGCACGCTAACCGGAGTCTCCAGCGAGAACACCGTTGCCGTCAGGCTCAGGCCGTTGCCAGCCGTGTAAACCTGCGAGTTGCTAAAGAGCGAGAACGAGATCGCCGTCGAGCCGAAGGTAATGGTTCCGCTATTGGTGTTGACCCAAGCAGATCCCTTGTTGTTCGTGCCGCCAGTCGTGAAGAAGTAGCTACCCGCGTCCAAGCCGACTGTTGACTGCTCAATGTAGGTGTCCGCATCCGAGGAGCGGGTCATTACATACTGGGCGCTGGTGCTACCGGCATTGGTCACGACATAGACGCCGTTTCCAACCGGGTTCGAGCAGTCCTGAATCAGCACGCGGATGGTGGCCGAGGCTACGGTGCCGTCGATGACCAGCGTCCCGTTAGCAACCGAAGTCAGCGTGGCGCTAACACCAGCCGTGCCGTTGTTGTACGTGTCAGTACGCGAAGACCCCGGCGAAGTGGAGAGAACCACTGCCTCGTGATAGTGCAAGCCCGTGCTCGCAAGATCATCCACGTACTGCTTGTTCGCAGCATCGGTGCCGGTGTTTGGCGTGTTGACGTTGCTGATAACGCCAGAGCCATTGATCGTGATGACGGAGTTCTTTAGCAGCTTGCCCGTGGCTCCATCGAACAGCGAGATAGCCCCGCTCGTCGCACCAGCCGGACCCACTACATCAGCCGTCGAGCTGTTGGTAACCGTGAAGCTCGGGTAGGTGCCGCTGACGGAGATGTTCGTGCCAGCAGTCAAGACAACCGTCTGGTCCGGCAGCGTATTGGTAATCGTGAAGCTCGGGTACGTTCCCGTTACAGAAATGGCCGTGCCATTAGTCAGCGTGACCGACTGGTCCGGATCAGTATTAGTGATCGTGAAGCTGGGGTATGTTCCAGTGACAGAAATGTCTGTGCCGCTGGTAATGACGACCGTCTGATCCGGAGCCGTATTAGCCAGCGTAATGGAGCCAGTCGCGTTCGTGACCGATACGCCAGTACCAGCCGTCAAAGCCGCCAGCGTGTACCCAGAGCCGTTGCCGATAAGCAACTGACCATTGGTCGCCGTACCGCCAAGTCCCGTACCGCCTGCGCTAATCGCGAGCGTACCGCCAAGCGTCAAAGTTCCCGCAGCCGTAATAGGACCGCCAGAAACCGTCAGCCCCGTTGTACCGCCAGAGCCATCGACACTTGTAACCGTACCGGCACCCGTGATCGTTAACCAAGTCGGTGCGCCAGCGCCATTTGAAGACAGTACCTGTCCCGGTGAGCCAACCGTCGTAAGATCAAAATTAGTTCCGCTGGAGTAAACAACTGCACCGGCAACCGGAGCCATGGCTGAGCCAGTACCACCGCGACCCATCGGGAGAACGCCAGATGTTTCCGATCCATCGCTCAGATCAACCGCCGGGTGAACGTGATCCGCTCGTGCCGGGTTCTCAACCGTACCAGCCGAAGGCGAGCCAAGCGCAGACGGGATCGTGCTCGAATACGCAATCGACAGCGTGCGATCCGCCGACAGGTTACCGCCACCAGCAAGGCCAGCACCTGCAACGATCTGGCGGTTATCAGGCACATAGCCCGAGATGGAAATCCCTGATGTGCTGACACTAGTAACGCGGCCCTTGGAGTTCACCGTCACTACCGGGATCGCAGAGCCAGAACCATACGTTCCAGCAGCCACACCCGTGGTATCCAGTTGATCGTTTCCGATGCCACCGTTAGCTACCGCAATCGTCAGGTTTGCAGACAGCGAACCACCGCCAGTTAAGCCAGTTCCCGTATCAACACGACGCGAAGCCGGAACCTCGACGTTACCTTGGATCTGGCTGAACTGAACCTTGTAGGTCGTGCCCGAAATAACAATCGGGAAATAGCCAGCCGGGTCCGCAACCGGAGCTTCGGGCAGCTGCGTAATTCGTGTCGGAATCAAATTTGTGGGGACGTTTGACATGCTTTTTACGGCTCCACGTAATCGTCAAAGTTTTCGGTAGTAACAAACGTGTTACCGTCTTCGCTGATCAAGCCAGCCGGATCTGTCGCTACCGAGACATCGGGCCGTACAAACGGCAACGTAATGCGTTCAGTCTGCCGAGCCGGAAGCCGGTACGGATCAAGCTCGTCAACATCTACTCGACACACGCGCAAACCCGGATAGTTCGGGTCCGGCATCAACTCGCCAATCGGAAACTTCCGACTACAACGGTCGCAAATTCCAATTCCCGCCCAAGCTAGTCCGCGTGTATCTAAAAATAAACTCATCGGGTATACGGGCTAATCAACGGTGCCCAGTAAATTGGGCTGTTGTCCCGCTCCTCGTTCTCGGCCTGTGCCAGCGCCTTCTCGGCCTTGGCTTCCAAAATCGGCATCAACTGCGCATCGACTTCCGGCGTCTCTTCGGCCAGCTTCGAAGCGAGCAACGCGACGATGGCATCAAACCAACGCTGCGGAACATCCAGTTCCTGCGTCATGGTGCCAACGTCCTGAATGTAGCGATGTCGCCACAACACGATTTGCTGAGTTTCCGCAGCCGCATTCGGTACCGGCCACAAATGCATAATTGGCTGATTCAACTGACGGTCAAACCAGAACTGCAAAGGTCGGCCAAGGAAGAACTTGTTGGGCAGCGCCGTGTAGTCATCGCGATTCAATCGCGCAATAGGGATCTCTGTGGGCGTGTTCCCGAAATAGACATCCGTGGCCGATAGGGTCCCGCTCGTAGCACGAACGCGGAAATAGTTGTTGGTGGTCGTAGCGTTGAAGTCTACCCAGAGCCACTCGCCAGCTACCTGAGTCGGAGCCGTGGTGCTTTCCTCGGTCGGAACCGAAGTCCAAGTAGATCCAGTAACCGACTGCTCAATAACAAACGGAACAGCCGCTGCGCTCCACAAAATGCCAACCGTCGTCAGCGTCGTGCCACCAGAGACAACCATCGTGACCGTAGTCGAGCTAGTCGTCTCGGTGCCAGTAACTTCCTGCAAAGTGCGCAAGTTAGTATTGAGAACATCCACCGTACCCAACGGCAGCGTCACAGCGCCATTGCCCTCGTACAGCGGCATAATCAATTTCTCAATACACCAGAGCTGAACGCCCCGGTTCGCGAGATTAGACAGGATCAGGTAAAGCTGGTCGTTCGCAACGTCGATCATCTCGGAAGTGATCTGCTGCGCGCCCAGACGACAACGCCTAAAGGCATGGTCAATGACCTGCCTCGTCGTGAACTGAGTCGTCGAAACTGTACCGGAAGTCGCCATCAGGGTCCCTCTTGCGCCATGGTCTACTGCACCGAGCAGACCCCTCTGACTACACGGAAGCTATCTTAGCATTTACCGCCGCCATACATCGGCTTACGGCGATGCACCGGCATTCCGCCCTTGGACTTCATATCCGGGTCTACGCCAGGTGCGTAAGCCTCAGCATGGCGCATGCGCTGCTCGGCCCAACGCTCCATGGCGCGCTCCTTAGACTGACGGCGTCCTTTGGCGGCTGTGTAGCGAGTCTTCGGTCCCTTGCTGGCGTAGCCGCCGTCTTCATAGCGCGCACCCATCTTCTGACGCGCACGCATCTGCTCGGCAAACTTCTCCATCTGCGCCGCCTTCTCCTTGTATTCCGGAGTGGACTTACGAGCAGCAGTCTCAGCAGCCTCTTTCTTCATTTTGCGGCCGCCAACGAACTCCATGCCCTTGCGCATCAGCGACTTCGCAGCCGCCTTAGCAGGAGCACGCAGCAGCGCACCAGCACCAGCCACGTTCATCAGGTTCTCAGCGTAGCCACGCGCCTTCTCAGCACGCTCCGACGCCGACATGCCTGTCTCTTCGGCTTCGCTGCGGAAGCTGGTGCTGCGATCGCTCGGCAACTCCATCTTGCGCTCGCGCTTGTACTCCGACATCTCGGTTACGTTGCGCTTGCCACCACGCGACTCAGGACCCTTGCGACCCATCTCGGCCTTCGGGGCTTTTTCCTCAACCTTGGCCTCTTGCTTTGTCTCTTCCTTAACTTTAGTCGAGTACTTGTCGCCCTTCCACGAGAACTCCTTGAGTCCTTGCTCGCGAGCCTTGCGGAAAGCCTCTTTGAAGCTGACGTTGCTACCACCGGCACTACCGGACTCTTCGTAGCTGGTCAGGCCGCCTTCGGCCTTCTTCTTAGCACCGGCTTCCGACAGCGCAATCGCCATCGCTTGCTTCGGGTTCTTCACCACAGGACCTTTCTTGGAGCCTGAGTGCAGTTTGCCTTCCTTGTACTCGCGCATGACCTTGGCGATCTTCTTGCCCTTGGCTTTGCCGCCCTTGGCGTATGGCTTCAAAGGACTCGTGCTTACCTGCTGCATTTGGCCTTCAACACTGGGCATCATGACTGCTCCAGCGCCAGAACCACGCGACGGATCGTACTGACCGGTTTCATTAGCAATGTACTCAACGCGTTTAGCGGCAGGAGAAATCATCGCGGGTTTACCACGACCGGGAACCAAGTTTTCGCTTGGAAGTTTTACACCGCTACCTCGCGGCTTAACACCCATCTTCTGACGAAGCGCAGCCGTCTTAGCAAGTTCAGCCTTACCCCTTTCGCTAGCAGCCTTTCCGCGAGCAAGAGCGGCTTTGACGGTAGAAAGGCCACCGTCAGCGTAGCCCTCATACTTGCCCTTAAACGGCTTTGACGGAGCTAAGTCCATACCGCGACCCGGCGGCTTCTTAGCAGGCAAACGATCCATGTCGTAACCCGGAACACGACCGCCCTCGGCGTAGCCCTGTCCCTTGCCGACCTTTGGCATCGATGCCATACGCGGAGCACCAGTGGCCTTTCCAACATTGCTTGGCATCTTGTTGGAACCGTGGAACCCGCCAGCCGACGGGAACTCAAAATCTCTAAGATACTTAACGCCCATGTTCTTGCTCCCGTCGCTTTTCGCGACCTGCATCTTTCAGTTTGCGCTTCTTCGGATTAAACCGTCGTCCGCGCTCCACATCTTCATCCCGACCCCAGCTCTCAAAATACCGCGCAGGCATTTGGTGCTGGCGCTTATAGTCACCCATCTAGCAGTCCCATTTCCTCAAAGATAACGCTTTTCGCGTCGGTCTGCCTTTGTCATCTTTCATCGGACCCGGCATGCCAGACATCCTGGCGCAGAACGATTTACGTCGCGCCGCAGCCTTCGGGGACTTCTTAGCCTGCCCCGCAGAAACCGGCGGCTTCAGGTTCATCCCCTGCGCCTTTGCCGATCGCCGACCGGCTTCGTTCAAACCGCCCTCAGGATTTTTTCCGGCTTTGCGCTGCCAAGCGGGACTCTTAGCCGCTCCGCCCTTGGAGTACATCTGCCAGTCTGACCAGTCGCCCTTGCACTTCATCAGCCGATTCTCGTCATGTTGAAGATGACCGAGGGAACTTCTGGAATCACACCGGAAGCAGCAGAGTAATCCAATCGGATGGTGGTGTTGTCCGTAGACCAGACCAACTGCACGTAGTCACTGACACTTAACGATTCAAAAATCGTAACCTGAGCCAGTGTTTTTCCGCCGTCTGTTGACTTTGGAACCGAAATTACAGAAGCGGAGTTGTCAATGTTGTTCCCGTTTCTGCGATACCAAAACGTAGCAAGGTGGTTAGCCGTGTCAGAGTTAGAAAACTGAATGCTAGCGTTAATGGAATAAATCCCAGCCGCAGCCACCGTGACGTTCGTGCTCGACGCAATCGTGATGCCCGTATTAAACGGCGCAGCGTTGTTCAACTGCACGACATAGGCCACGTTAGCCGATGTGGCCGTCTGGTCTACGTGAGACTCAAACTGTCCAGTCGCACGATTCGTGATCGTGTTGTAAGGAATAGCGCCATTCGTGACGTTAAGCGAGCTAAAGCTGCCTACGCCATTGCTAATCGTGACGGAGCCTAGCGAACTGCTGCTAATCGAGACGGAACTAAAAGCACCGCCCGTGATGTTGAGCGAGTTGCCCACATACGTCTTGATCTGCTGCGCCGAAGCCTTGACAGAAGTAGAGGACTGAACCGCTTCAAACAGTTCAGTGCCCCCAAGAGCTGTGGCCGCTGAAAGATCTGTGATCTTCTTATTAGCCATGGCTTACTTCGTCGATTGTTGGACGCAGGTAAAGCGAACCGATCCGTTGCCAGAGTTAATCTTCAAACGAACCGCACGCATCAACGTCGTCGTGAACTGAGTCTCGTCACCCGTAGCGGCCGTCAAGCTCGCATTCGGATGCGGAACCGCCAACTGCTGGATGCTGGTATCAAACGGGTCTTCATTCGTGTACTCAACCGAATAGTTGACCGTACCGCTGACCTTGTTCGAGATGTTCGTGACTTGGTTCGGCGTGTAGATGTCGAGCGGAATCCAAGCCGTGTAGCCCGGAACACCGTTGCCAAGACTAATCGTCGCGCTGGTCGGAGCCGAAGCTGCAACGCTTGTCACCGTCGCAAACGAGAGCGATCCGGTCACCGTGCCCGAAGCCGTTACGGCCAGAGTCTCGGTCTGCGAAGCGCCGTTAGGAGCCGTGCCGGTTACCACGAAGTTCACCGTGGCCGTTTTCTCGCTGAACACAGTCAGCACCGCAGGCACCGTCAATGTGGCAACGCCACCCGATACCAACGCACCGTTTAGCGTAATGACGCCAGACGCATTCAGAAGCTGCGCTGCCGCAACGCTGGTGCCGCTTGCCGCCGGTTGTGATCTTGTAAAACTAATAGGACGCATGGTTGCTTTCCCTCACAATCACATAGAAAAGAGGGGCCGAAGCCCCCCTCTCGTTATTACGGCGTCAGGCTGTCGTACAGGGCGATGTAGCGCGTGGTGCTTCCGATGAGAACCGGAATGCGACCGAGCTGGCCAGCGACCGTGCCCGAAACAGAGCCGTTCGTGAGCAGCGTGCTGCCGATGGTCAAGCTGGTGACAGTCAGATTGCTGATAACAGCGGAAGAACTAAGAATTGTGCCGGAAAATCCGTTATCGGAAACAACCGGTCCTGAAAAGCGTGTCTGAGCCATTATAAAACTCCCTTTAAGTGTCCGTACTTGAGCGCAAATTTTCTGACACTACTCGTATCAGTACCCAAGGCACGCCCGCGCTCAGCATAAGACATGTCTGGATTGTCTACTATGAACTTGATTTTGGCAACAAATTGTGGATCTGAAAAAAGCCTTTCTTGATGAGCCTTCTTTAAGGTTGCGCTGTACTCTTCAGACTGATA